CCAGACCCTTGTCGTCGGCGCACTGGTCAGATACCGAGACTCGAACTTTACATCTACCGTAGTTTCCTCTTTGGAGTTAAAGGGGATTTCGGGAGCTTCTACGCAGATAGCATTCTTGACCCGGCATATCACCTGCTTGCCATCAGAAAGCCGCTTGCCCACAATAGCGATGTTGCCCAGATAGTGAGCCGAAGCTATATCACCGCCTGATATAACCGCATCAGTTGAGATGTAGGTATAGGTTGCGACGATAGCTTTTTCGGAGGCCGGGGCGGAAACGAATTGGAGAGTGCCGGCAGTATAATCTACCGCATAGTCCGTGCCCTCTGTTACAGCCGCACTATCAACGGTGACGCTCACGGTACCCCACTGAACAGGTGAGTGGTCAAGGGCAAACTCCGTAGTCTCGCCGTCGCCCGTGCCAACAGCCTCATCCTCTACCTCAGTAGTACCCGAACTGTAGTCGGCGCCGAGCAACATAGCCCGCAGGTTTTCCTCGGTGAACTCATAGAGCTTTGCCATCACATAGGCTTTTTCCCGCGTGATAAACTCTAAGCCTTTAAGCTCCCCGATAGACCCGTCAGGCTCGATGCTCCGCTTCTCCGCTTCTACCTTAAAGGTAGAGCCTGGAGCCAGAGCGCCTAATAGCGTCCCGACCACAGTCGAATCGATGTAGCCCAGATAGACGGCACCCTCCCCTAGCAGGATATTCTCTTTTGTGCTTGTGCTTATTCCCGACATGATTTGTACCTCCCGTGTTTATTATCTTCCGACTATAGCATCGGTTTCGGATGACCGATAGAACCGTAAATTAAATTGAAAGGCATAATGCCATATATCCGGCTCCGTCTCCGGCACGAAACCATCCGATTGAAGCCAGAGCCGCGCCCCGCATACCTCTATAGTTTCCTCGGCGTCGGTGGTGCTAAATTCCTTTTCGTCCAGCAATTCGATAATCCGCTTTCGGATAGCCAGGGCTTCGACATTGGTGGATGTGTTAGACCATATATCGAGATAGTAAGTAGCCTGCACCAGTGGGAAAATCCCGCCCGCCGCATTATTGTCTATCCGATGGACCAGGTAAGGAAACACCGCATCCTCTTTGGCCCAAACGGGGTAGAGACGCACTGAGCCGCCCATAGCGGCCTTCAAAGTGTCGTCCGCGACTAAAAGGTTAAACAAGTAAGTTAAGAGGCTCTGTTGTGTATCTACAACCACGGTCTGTTTTTTATCCTTTCGAGTTCGTCCTCGGAGCGTTGAAAGCTGGGGAGTAGCCAGGGACGGGCGGCCATATTCTTAGTACCCAACTCCAGCATCAACCCGTAGTCTTTACCCGTTCCGACTCGACCTTTCACTTCGTCCTTTGACACCTTGACCTCAGTGCTGACAGATTGGCGAAGCTCGCCTAATCGCTGCGCCGGAGGCTCACCAGGGGCCGAGGCAGTGTAAGTCCTGATTGAGCCAGGGACACGATAGGTGCGGCCAGTCCGATTGCCCGATAGAGTTTCGAGAGTATTATTCCTGACCACGTTGACCATTTCATGCATACGATTTCCCGCCGTATCCCGCAGCTTCTGAACGGCCTGTGATGTGCGGTTAGTTATTTGGACTTCAATCCCCATTATGTTTCCTTTACAGGTATAATCGTCACCTTTGCCAATACACGGGGCGGAGCCGATGGTATGAGCGTCTTGTTTTTCCACTTGAAACGGTAATTGCCCAACGTGTAATCGGCGGGGTTATCAAAGATAATCTCATAAAAGACTTCCGAATTTAGCTGCTGATACTCCGCGATGGCTTTGGTGCCGAGGGGTTTAACCAGGGCATAGCGTGTCTGGACGGGCGTATATACCTCGGTTTCACCGCCGGCCGTCAATGTTGTTGTCTTTAGCTGAACCTCCACCCTGTCTCTTTTGATGTTCGCCAGCATTAGAATATCCCCTGCATAACTCGGTAAGAATCTAGTAGTCGTTTAGAAGTGGGGGGAAGCCCACCGACTGCTCCGCCTGATACATCCTGACGGCCAGCACTCCCACCCCCGTAGTTCACCGTGCCCACTCCCGTCACGCTTTCCGAGCTTAAGCCCAGTCGGTTTTCATACCAGTTGGCTACGGCAATTAAGACTGCCGTCACCGCATCGGGAACCAGGGCTTGAGTGGCGGCGCGGGTATCAGCATAACCCGCCGTGTAGACAATCACAATAGCCTTCCCCTCTGTCCAGCCCGAAGAAGTCATATAAGGGTGGGTCGTGGGTATAGGAACGGGACGGGTAAGGTAGCCTTCCTCTAGCCATTCCTCATAGTCGGAATCTACGGTAAGCTCAGTCCCGTCCAGGGTCACGCTCTCTATTTCAGACACAGGCCGCTTATTCAAGAAAAGATGAGTGCCGCCATCCCCTCGGCGGTTTTCAGTGATTTCCCTTTCAATAAAAGCCCTGCCCGTGTAGTCTTCTGCTTTTTGGGTAGCAGCGTTGATTAGCTTATCAATCAAGTCATCATCGTAGCTCTCGAAAGTATTATCGTCAGCCACATAGGTATAGGAAGCGGTTATCGGATAATTCAAGGTAGGCGCTGCCTCAAAGGTAACTGTAGCCCCGCTTATCGAGAAGTCCGTGTCCTCGACTTGCAGGACGTTGTTGACATAGAGTTGGAGTGAGCCGCTTTGGGGAGTATGGTCTAGCGTAAATTCCGTAGTCTCACCATCGCCCGCACCGATATACTCCGCGCTGACCGTGAGCGAAGTGGCGGCATCCAGTCGCAGGAAGTTTTTGGCCTCGACTAAGGTTACTAAAGCCGTATCTGATAAGCTCATATCTTACCCTTCTATAGTGGCCGTGACCGATCCTATCTCTGTCCAGTTCGTGCCGTCGGCAGTGATAAATAGCTTTTTAGTATCTGTCTCATAACAGGTTGAACCGATTTGCACCCCTGTCGGCTTGGCATCCGTTGAAGCCCCGATGTACTTCTGAGGGACTCCGTATTGCTTAAAGTCAGCCATCTTTTTGCCTCCGTTTTCGCTTTACGGGTTTAATCCGTCTCGATTCAGGCGGATACCCATTTGCCCTCGACATGAGGGTTTTCCTTTCGGGCTCTGCGCCCATTTTATTTTCCAAGTCGTTTTTCATTTTTACTTCTTGTATATACTACTTGTATATACTATTGGTAGCGAGTGGGGGATTTGAACCCCCGACCTCCAGCTTATGAGGCTGGTGAGCTAACCACTGCTCCAACTCGCATTACTCACTACCCTTTTTCATTTCCACCCCCTTCGAGGGTGAGGGGAATGGGTAAGGAGAGTAACCCCATATCCCCCCACCAGAAGTAGGGAGCCTGGCTTGCCCAAGGCCAAGCTAAACCTCGATAAAGTCCTCCAAAGCTAAGAGTATGGAAGGCTCTATTTCGAGCGGTCTATCCATGTTATGATGACATTTATCACAGGTGGCCGCTACCTTCTCCGGGAGCTTAACCTTCTCGATTTTTAGCTCCACTTCAAGTTCAAGCAGTTCGGCCAGTTCTTTGCTAAAGGCCTCCATTGCCGGGGTGTTAGGGGGCACGGTCTTGCCGGGCTTCCCCTTCTCTTTGGTGCCATGTTTTTCAATAAGGGCATTGCGCGTTTCGGTTATGATGTGAAGCTGGTCCTGAACAACATGAGCCATCTTAGCCAGTTTATAGCTCACCATCACTGGGAATTTTTGTCCGAGCAGAATCCTCAGGGGCTCGCGGGCACTGAAGATTGTACCGTTTGTTACCTTCATTTTTCCTCCTTTTTATTCCCTCCTTATTAGTCAAGGGGGTGGGAGTCACCCACCCCCTATAACCCGTGTTAAGCAGCCAGCATCTTCTCCCGCGCGCTAGGCTCTGAAACACCTTTGCCTTTAGGAGCTTCTGCCTTGTTGGGAAGATTGATACCGGTCACCGATTCACCCACGCAGCTTGCATGACAATAGACACCATGCCGCGCGCCGTCCTCCTGAATGGAGTCGATGACGCCGACTACGGAATCACCAACCTCGATAGCATTTCCGCAGATAGGACAGTTTCGCTCCCATTCGGGGAAGGCAAAGCCGGCATCCTGTGAACAGTAGTGCCAGGCATCGCCATAGCGGAAGTAGAAGCGGTGGTTAGTGGAATCGATAGCCATAAGGCCATTGATGTCGGTCTGGTTAGTTTCAGCATCGCCTACCGCCCCGGCCTTCACCAGTGTAGCTACCATGCCTACTGTGCAATCGAGCATCTGTCTGGCTATGATGTAAGAGGTCGTCTCGGTGCCGTTGGTGGTGGCGTTAAGGTCTAGGTCGGCATTAGCCGCCGTGCCACCATAGAGCTTGTTGCCTCCCAGGTTGACATCAGCCGCAGCTTCGTAGTCGTCTTCGGCGTTTACCTTCCAGCCCGATATGTCGCCGTCATCTCCTGCGTTCCGAGCCGCCCAGAGAACCGTATTATTTTCCTGGCGAATATCCCCTGAAGCCGCCGGCGTGGTTCCGAACTCTATGTATCCAGTCGTGAAGTCGATAGCCTGGTCAGCCATACTTACTGTTCCGGCGAAGGTAGTAGCCGCTAGGCTCGCTCCGAACTCTATCAAATCTGAAGCATTGGCTTTTATAAGGCTAACATTGCCATCATCCCCGTTGTTCCTAGCTAACGCCAGATAGGTATCATTGGGTATCCTGATACCGCCACTGTCAGCTACCGTAGAACCGATGGAAACATAACCGGTAGTGAACAGGTTATTAGAACCGAGGTCAACATCTGCTCCAGCCTCAAGGTCATCGGAAGCATTGACCTTCCACATATTGATATTGCCGCCACCAGCCTGATTCCGAGCCAGGGCTAGATAGGTGTTGTTGGGGATTCGGATACCACCAGCATCCGCAGGGGAAGCTCCGACTGAGATGTAACCAGTAGAGATTAGGCCGTTGGTGCTCATGTTTACGTCAGCGCCCGCTTCTATCTGGTCACTGGCATTGACTTTCCACATGTTTACGTTACCATCATCCCCAGCGTTTCGAGCGACTACGGCTACCGTATCATTGGGTATGCGTATCCCGCCGCTATCGGCCACTGTAGAGCCAATGCTGACATAGCCCGTCATTATGATATTGTGTGCTCCGGGATAAAGGTCAGCACCAAGTTCTATCTGGTCGGAGGCATTGACCTTAAAGACGTTGATGTCGCCATCATCGGCATTGTTGCGCCCGACAAAATAGACATCGTTAGCCAGAGTAGCCTTGTGGACATGGTCAGCCCGTGCAAATGAATTGCTTGAGCCTTCAGCATCCGCAGCCGCTAGACCGGCACTCGGTGCAGCACAGGCGATAGCATGGGTATGGTCGATTCGAGCTACACCTGATTCAGAACCAGCATCAGCCGAAGCGTCAGGAACAATTGTAACAATGTCTCCAGCTCCGCCGTAAGACCAGTTGACCTTGCTCGACGGGATAGCATTATCGGCGATGATAGCCGCCGCAGCCGTCGAGTCAATCGAGTCAGTGGCGAATAAATCGAGGACGGTAGCCGCATTAAAGAAGTCGGTAGCTATCTTGGCCCTGCCCGTTGCATCGGCACTCAAGGCACCGTCAGCCAGCTTTGCCCCCGTCCAGATACCGTCAGCGAACATAGCTCGGCTGGCAGCATCGGCAGCGAAAGCATTATTGGCAAAGATGAGGTCGCAGAGTGCATTATCAAAGGCATCGGCATCAATAGCCGCCAGTAGGAAGGTATTATCGAAAGCGTCATCGGCTACCTTCGCATCTAGGAAAGCGTTGGTAATCGCATCGTCAGCTACGATGTCAGCGAACTTTGTCGCATCGAAAAAGTCACTGGCGAACTTAGCGCGGCCCGTAGCATCAGCCGTAAAGAAACCGGCACCGAGAGCCGCTAGAGCGATAGCCCCACCCTTTGTAGCTCCGCTATGGTCATGGTCGCCGAGCTTGTGGACGTGGTCGATAGGAGCCGCCGTAGAAGCCGAGCCGAGAGCATTGGCCGTAGCCGTTCCATCGGTTGCCATGTTGCCCACATCGGTATCGAGGGAAGCCCCGGTTCCACCGACTATCTGCGACCAGGTCGGCGAAGCCTGAGTATTGGTATTTTGGTAAAGTGTGCCGTTAGTTATATCAATAAGTAGGTCGCCCTTTTCCAGCCAGGGGTCACCCGCAAGAGTGCCGCTTCCGCCATCCGAAGGCGCACCAGCATTTTGCCAGACCCGTTTTGTTAATGGTTTTCTAGCCATTTCGTTTTGTCCTCCATTTTAAGAGGGAAGGGGAAGGGGGGTTGTCCCGCCGCCTCCCTCTAGTTTTTTTATATTCCAGTTACCTTACAGAAGGCCGTGCCTCGGAAGTAAACCGCAGCACAGCGCATCGTGGCCCTGACCGCCTGAACGCCAGCCGTAAACAGTTCGCCGTGACTATCAGTGACCTTGACATCAACACCGCGTTTTACATACAGTCCAGCGAAGCGGGCAAAGTCACCAACAACCGCCGTGTTTTCAGTTTCCGCCGTAGTAAGCGCTATAGGAATACCCCAGATGCGCTCCGGCCCTGGCTCAGTCGGGTTGCCGAAGATGTAGATACCATCAGCCGTGCGCAGCAGCCTTACGGACTGCCAGTCATTCGGGTGCATCATTACAACCGAAGGCTCGGCAAAGCCAGTCGCTCTAACCAGAGTAGCTGCTTTATAGATAGCATCGGGAACGGTATCGGTTCCAAGAGCCTGCGTCTGGATGTTGGTAGCATTAAGGACACCGCGCAGGTTAGGCGTGGAACCGTCGCCGGCAATTAGCTGACCATCGAGCTTGTAGCGAATCATAAAGGCCAAACGGTCATTGACATACTGCCCGACTCCTACCACGTCCTCTAGCTGCTCATCGGTAATAGGCAGCCAGACGGCTATCTTCTCGATAGGCACAGAGCGCTCGGTGAAGGCCAGCGCAGCTTCGCCATAAGCAGTAGGAGCTGCAGCGTTGCTTTCCTCGGCGATTTCGGCGGCATTATTGGTAAAGGTCGTTTCCTCCATGTATTTGATTGAAGACATATCGGTAGTAAACATGGGAAAATAGTCAGCCACCGTGAGTGCCCGTAAGGGATACTGCTCAATCCTCGGTATCCGTAGGGACTCTGGCGCCCAGCTTGAAGTCGCGGTCATAATGGTCTTGAGCTCTATGTCAAGCCTAGCCTCTTTACCCTTTTCCTTGTAAGCCTTCGACTCACAGAATAGCTGGCCGAGGTCTTTAGTGGGAGCAGCGTGACCGCCGGGGTCTTGGCCAGGGAATTCGATAGGTGAAGCTGCCTTGTTGAATTCCTTGTCCAGTTCAGCAACCCGCTTGGCATCAACATCCATCTTATTTTTCTTCTCGAATTCGGCATGGAGTTCGTTAAGCTCCGTTGTCTTCTGGTTGATGGTATCGAGCTTTGCAGCATTGTCACCATCGAGACTCTTGACCTTAGACAGGTCACGGTCTTCTCCGGCTTCCGACCAGATAGCCTTGAGTTCCTTAGACTTCTGGCCGATGGCTTCCCTTAGTTCCTTAAGGGACATAGTTTCGATTTTCACTTTGTTACCTCCACGAATTTTGACTCTAGTTCCAGGAATTGAAGCTCGAGTTGCTCGAGTTCCCTGCCCGGATTAGCCTTTGGCGCAGGGGCTTCGATGAGTTCCTTGATATAGCCCCCGATACCATTCAGCGATTCTTGCAGTTCCTCTAAGCGTTCTCGATTAGGTAAGCTGAGGTCACGGCCATCTTCCCGTCTCAAATCAGCAAGCGACTTAGTGCGGGCGGAAAGGTCGTTGACGGCAGCAAGCACCATCTCGGCCTCTTCCACATAGGTCATTCCCTCGGCCTTTTTTGCAGCTTCAAAAGAGCCATCTTTGTCTTTACAATGACTCCTGGCTTCGGATTCCGACCAGACTTTTTTATCATAACGATAAGCCTGCTCGGTCATGGTATCTTCACCTTTGAGTTTCCCCATAATAACGGAATATTCCTTGCCTTCATGCTTTCGTTTAACCCGCCTGAAGGTATCTTTATCGAAATCACTAGGGCTTCTCAAGCGACAGGCATGTTCATTTTCGTATGGCTTGGTTTCCTCTCCACTCTTGATTGAGACAAGCCCCGTATCAATTCCAGCGCCAACCAGCACCGGGGACATTTCCTTTATGTCGATTTTCTTCAGCATACGAGCTTCCCCATCATCTTCCCATTCCTCAACAGACCATTCGGTAGGGTAAAAGCCATAGCTAAACTCTTGAAGTTGCGGGGCAAATTTCAAGGCTTCGTAGGTATCCTTGCCATCGGTGGTCATAAGGTTAAAGCGCCCCTCACCCAGCACCTTATCACCCTTTTCGTGAATCGTAGCGACTCCGATAGGTGGCTTTCCCAACCAGCTAGTATGACCGTAGGCGGATATTAAGACTTGCTTGCCATCGGGGAAAGCACCGGGTAGGGTTACGTCTCCGTCCTTGTCACACACATTAAGAGTAGCGATGACAGCCGTAAAGCTGCCAGGTTCGCTATCCTCTTTTAGCTCGACTTTAATAGTCTTTTTTTCGAGTTCCATTATACTGGCCCTCCTGGTTTTTAATGACAGAAAGCCCGCCGAAGCGGGCCACTTCTTAACATGATATTCTTTTCATAGTATTGTAACCCACTTTATTCATTTACGCAAGCCCTCTGTAGGTAAATCTTCCAAGCCATAATAGACAGGCTTTCCGAGTAAAATAGCGTAGTGGACTTCCCTATCGGCCCCAGGACTCCTGCCTGGCAATCTCAATACCCCATCGCAGCGTTCCACAACAGCCTGACCCATCTCCATCCACTGTTCATAGCTCTTAGGTGATAGGCTATGCCAATGATGACTGAGGTGGGGCACATAAGGAATATACCCACACTCGAATACTATATCGGCAGCTTCCAATGCCTTCTTGACATTTTCCTCAGGATTACTGGTATAAGGGGCTGCGATGTAGATTAACTTCTTATTCAATTTCAAATCGCTCCTTTATCCGTTTTATCAGGTCTTCGGTCTGGTCGATGTCCTCTTGATGACGCTGGATTTCGGAGTCTAAGAATAAAATAAATATCGGCGCCGACTCTTTAGTAAGTGTCTCAGGGATTACCTTATGGTCTTTGTCGAATATGGGTTTTTTCATAAGCTACCAATACCCGCCTAACCATCCACTTCTCCACCGGCAAAGGAAAGCAGACTTGAGGCTCACACTGCTTAATGACCTTCTTATCGTTAGCCTTCTCGGTTATTTCCTCTAGCTGTTTATCTGTTAGGTTCATTGTTTTAGATATACAGGCTCGACAGCCACGATTTTCTTTTTCCTGACCTTCGTTACCAAGAAGCCAAGCTCAACGGGGTCGTATTCCCCTATCTCAGCATAGCCTGAAATCCCATCTCCATAGAGTCGTAGGAAAGCACCAGCGCAACCATACCATCTAGCATCGGGGTGTATCCATTCCTCATTCTGACCCCAGCCCGTATAGCGCTGCCTGATAGCTTTGCCATCGTCAACAAGGTAAAGTTCATGTTCGGGGGTAGCTACTATAAGTTTGTGAGCGTGGTGTTTGACCATTACGGCGCAGTCGCCAGCCTTTCGTTTGAGATGGCGTTTCAGGATTAGCTTCTCATTGGCCTCGCGGCGTATTGGGTCATCGGCGGTGGAAGTAATGGTCTTGGAGCCGTGAGTCTCGAATACCTTGAACATGAGATTGTCGTGCTTATTGACTATGCTTATCTTGGCCGTGTAAGTGCCGTATTCGACCCCGAGCTTATCGCAAATATCTTTGGTTATATTTCCGAAACGCCAGAGCTTCCTTTCATGGTTCCCCTGTAGAATGGTGATTAGCTGGTCTTTAATAGGTTCGCGCTTTTTGATAGCTTCATTAAGCTGTTCAAGGGGCAATGGCTCAGTAAGTTTTTGCGGGTCAAAACGGGGGTCATCCACTAAGATAGCCTCTACCATGTCTCCACCATCAACCCCATAGTTGTTAGAACAGCCGTCATATTTGGAGTGCATCATGTTTAGTAGTTTATTCCAGCCCCCGGTCGAGCTTAGAATGGAACCGTCATGTAAGTCTCCGAAGTGGAACAGATTGAAGTTGTCGGGTAGCTGTTTAGTTATGAGCTTCAAGCAGCACCTCCTACCTTTACTAGCTCATGCCGGCCAGCTTTACAGGCCATACAATAGCCTGTTTCGTCTTCTATTAGTGGAGCACCACACCGTCCGCACCGCCCCTCTCCCCGCCACTTAGCCCTGTCTTTCCTTGCCCTCGCAGCCTCTCTTTCCCGGTGTCGCTGGCGGTATAAAAGATTATTGCGTTGTCTCGTAATATGACACCTTCCACAAAGAGCAAGCCCAGGCAAGACAGGGTTAGAACACCAGAGACATAACCCTTGCTCTCTATGCTCCTGACGGCGTTCCTTCGCTCGTTCTACTTTACGGCTCTGTCCCATAACTCTCCGCACATCGGCACTGGATAAACTCAGGCGGGCTTCCGCTGGTATCGCCCGGATACATAAGGCCGTTAGAATAAGCCTCACTGAGCAACCTTGTCTCGCCATCAATGGCAGCGTGGCTGTCCCTGACCCTATCATCGCGTGAACTAATCCAGGTCTTCGTCTTGACTACCCCTGATTGTCGGGCCGCTTCGTGCTGGCCGAAGCCAGCCGCCGCCGCCGTTTCCGTCCTGGCGACTCTCATAGCGTTATAGGAGGCGTTTTCGGCGTAATGTGAACGGATGCTTCGGGCTATCTGTGTAGTGGTCAGCTTTTGGCTTACACCGTCGCTGATGATTTTCTTTACTGCCGTTAGCTCAGTGGCCGCTATGGTCTTTATTGACTCGGCAGCATGGGCCGCTATCCATTCCCTGATGACCTCGGTTGCAGGGTTGAAGTCTTTGGTTATGCGTATCTCACTGCCGAAGTCCTCAATTATATTGTAGTACACCTGTTCCAGTGTCTTAGTCCAATCGGGTTTACGGCCTTCAAGTGCCGTCTCTACGTCTTTTCCCTTTGAGTAGGCTTTGGCTATCGCTTCCCCATCGGCTATGTAGAGCGGCTCTATCTTCTGCTGGACATTGACCGCCCACTGCTCACGACGCCCGTCTATGGATTTCCAGTGAGCCGTCTTTGCTTCCTCTGTCCACGACTTCAGTTCCTTGCCTTCTTGGGGCAGTGGAGCCGCGCCGGAGCGGACTTCGGTCAGGTTAAAGGGGCGAAGATAAAAGTCAGCCTTATCATCGATGGGAAGATTTAGCTTGGCTTGAGCATCTTTGACTTTCAGGACACCGCCACCGACCTCTTTTACTGTGCGCTCCGATAGCTTATTCTGGTCTTCCTGCAATACCCTGACCCTGGATAGGTCGTAGCCCACTCTGAAGCTCGATATATCTTCCTCGAAATCAGATAGAAGCTGGCGCTTTATAGCTGAGGCCACAAGGCGCTGTAGGGGAATAATGCCCGATTCGTAGGCCATCTCGCGGGCCTCGGCCATGTTAGCGAAGGTCGAGCGGTCTAGCCCAGCACCGAGGCCGGCCACGATAGCAGGGATTCCAAGCACTCCCGATATACGCTCCTCTGGTATTTTCCTTAAGGACCTCAAGTCCATCTGTTGAGGATTGAAGCCGAAGGTATTTACCTTAGTTGCCCCCGACATGACAAGGGGCTCACCCCGCTTGTCACCGCTTACTTTGGACTTGATGTATTCCCGCATGGTGTCGCTGTCTTTAGGGGAAAGGCTTACATCACCTTCGGGGGAAATGAGCAGGCCAGGGACACCGAGATTTTTGAGCAAAGAAGCGGTCATATTAGCCGCCTCATCATCGGTAAAGGCTTCGCGGAATAAGCTCTTGAGGGGCGACATACCCAGCCTGATATTGCTGGGGTCGATACCGAGACGAAAATGTACTATGTCCTCAACTGGTATCTCAATGTTGTGCCCCCCCGGTGTGTACTGGTAATGAGAGATAAAGACTTGATTTCCCTGCGGCCACTTCGGTTCCAAAAGGGTCGATGGCACCCACCATAACTCAACTACCCGCTTTGCAGCCGAGCGCCGTTTCAAAAAGTAAGCATTGCCCGAAATCTTGAGGTCGGCTACCATCCCCATCTGCAATAGGAAGCCGTCATAGAACTCGTTGGGCGTTTCCAAGAGGTCAAGCATCTGGTGGTTGTCTAATATCTGAAACTCCCCATCCCCACCTCTCTTTTCCAGCGTCAACGGAGCATCGGGATAGTTGCTCTGAATCCACCCCACGCAGGCCATAACGATTGAAGCCTGCCAGCCATTGACCTGCCCCTCGTAATTGAAACGAGTCCGGGGCAATAGAAGACTCCAAGAAGCCCCCGGGAAGAACATCCTCTGAGCGGCCTTCTGGACCGCCCTGCGTAATGAAAAAGCCATAGTGCCCTCCTGTATATTTAAGTCTTAACGAAATGGCGTTGGGCACCTGCGCCAGTCATCTTTGCTTTTGTGGACAAGCCGCCGCACTTGACACAGATTAGGCGGCCTCCCACTACCTTGAATCCAGGACTTAGCTTGCACTTGCAGAAGCCCCCTTTTGCCTCTGGTGGGTTAGGATTCGGGGCTTCCCCCTGTTTCGCCCTGCAAGCCTCTACATGGGTCTTGAAACCCCGCGCCTTCTTTGGCTCTCCGCAGATAGGGCAGATTTTGGTCTTGTTTGATTTAGCCATGATTATCTCCTTTGGGGAAATCTAGTTTTCTATTTGTCCTTTAACAGAAAAAGTCGGGAGATTTTCACTCTTAAGTATTTGTCGAACTCTCTCCCTAGATAAATCCACCGCCTTTCCTATTTTCTGCAAAGACCAATCAGTGTGTCTTAATCTTAAATCCACTACCTTTTCCCGCTTAGCCATGATTACCCTCCTTATATTATACTACGGGTTCCCAGGTTCGCTTGCCTTCCTTACCCACTACTCCATAGCGTCTACCATCCATGCCGTGACTCCACTGGTGGGTTGTCTTGTCGGTGAGATGACCATCCTTGTCCTCGATATAGCGAAAATTCCTTTGCTCCTTGATGCAGTGGGTTGAGTCCTTTGTCCAGAATTGCTTGTACTGCCTTACCTTTTGATGGCCGTATTCAACGCTTCCCGGCCCTTTGGGGGCCGGCTTGATATTGAAGCCCCGTTTATGTATCTCGGCTATAGACTTCGGCTCGGCAGCATCGGCCCATATTTCATCATAATGAGGTTTAATACCGAGTTCAATCATCCTTGAGGCTATGTCGTCATTAGTCAAACCCACGTCATAGATAAGTTCCCTACTGTGAAGTTCCTGGCCGATTATCACGTTTTCAATCAAGGCGGTGAAGTCAGTAGTATAGCCGAAGTCCAGTCCGTAAAACTTATCGCCTTCCGGCAGCTCGTTTTCAAGTTCAAATTGAGGATAGACCAGCCCCTCTATTTTCCCGATACGGCCCAGCCCGTAGACGTTCCACCAGTTCGGGTCGTCCTTATTTGATTCGATGGTGGCGATTATTTCTGGAGCCAGCACCGCTTTAGCGTCTTGATAGGTAGAGTGGACGTAGGCATTTTCTGGCTTGCCTATCCAGTTTTCATGCGCCCAGAATTCCGACACGGGATTCCAGTCCACGAAGGTAAAGAGCTTAGTTCGCATATCCAGCCCTCTAGCAGCATCCCAGGGCACGTTGTTGCCTTCATTTATAAAGAGGATATGCCGTCGAGGGCCACGAACCTTCTTTGGCTCATCTGCTCCGAAAAATTCAATTGTGCCGTTCCAAGACGGCTTAGAGTAGATACAATCAGTGCGGTTATAGAAGGGATTATGAAATTGGCTCTCATCCAAAATATCAAAAAAGTCTCGAATACATCCCTTTTTCAGATGGGGCAAGGATTCGCTCACTACCGAAATAAGAAGGGGGCTTTCTGCCCCCTCTGCTATCAATATTAGAAGCTGTAGGATACTCCATGTCTTTGAGCTTGAGGTCCCACCTTCATTGAGACACCGCCTTATGCCTTCCTTGCGCTTTAGCCAGGCCTCAGCGTTTTGCTCAAAGATAGAAGTGGCCTTAACTTTTAGTGCCTTCGCCGGAGGCGATTCGCTTGACGAGCTTCGCCCCTTTACTAGAGTAGACATAAACCTCTATTGTCCTCTGGTCTATATTTACCTGCGGCCCCTCAGAGTAGATGCCTTCCATTTTGTTGAGAGTGTCGATGGCTGTGATGGCGGGTAGGAGCTTGATGTCCTTTGTGAGCATCGTTGCCCGGCCATCCTTGCCACCCTGAAACTCTGAAATCTTATACTCACCGACAGCGCCGGCAGTGGGAGAATCAGGGTCGAATTCGATGTTGCCGCCAGGGGTAACGAAGTCGGTAATCTTGGCCCTTCCTATAGTAGTGAGCCGTTGCTTGCGCTCTATGACCGACATGATAGTTTCGTCGGTGGCACGGTCTTGGACTTGTTTAATATATGTTGAGACCTTAACCTTTTTAAGAACTCTTGATGCCAGAACAGCAGCAGTGGCACGGTTTTTAACTTTGGGATAAGCGTCTATATAGCTCTGAGTAGCATTGCCTGTAGCTAAATATTGCTCGGCAAATTTTCGTTCAGACGGGTTAAGAGTCTTAACAGGGTCTATAGTAGCTTCCATATCTGCCCTTATGAAAAAGCCGAACCGTTGGGCGTCGGCTTTCCATATATAAAGGGTAACATCAACATAGCTGGCTGTCAAGAAGATAGATAAGTTTTTTGAAAGTTAACATAAAAGGTATTGACATTGTGCTAGTTATGTGCTATTTTATAGGTATAGTTCAATTAAGGAGGCAGCTATGGAAGAAAAAATAACTTGGTGGGGTAAAGGGCAATACAAGTCTGGCTTCACCGAGGGGAAATGCCCTAACTGCGGCAAGCGAACCTTCAGTAAAGGGAAGGTAAGCAAACACAGGTGTAAATCGTAAACAGCGATTTGACCCTGACCGACTGGCGGGATAGCAAGCACGGCTAACCGCCAGAAGTGAGTGCCAAATCAAGGAGAGTAAATGAGAGGCCTAAAAAGCTGGTATAAGGGTGGTAATTCAGTAGGCAAGCCTGGATACTGGCTTGAGTTTGACTATGACCCCGACATCATCAAGCAGCTTAAAGAGTCTATCCCGTCTCACCTTAGAGAATGGGATGCCGAAAAGAAACGCTGGTGGGTATCAGAGCTTTGTGAGGTGCCCATCAATAAGATATTCCCCGGCTTTATTGAGGCCGTAGTAGCCCAGAAGCCGTTGTTTCCCGTAGAGTCGATTGAAAATCCAGAGGAATTATGGGGGTGAAACTATGCAAGTCTTAACACGGATACTTGGAGAGAAGCACCTGCGCGCTGGCCTGTACCTCGAAGAAG